GATTGTCTGCCCCGTAGAGCCTAATCTGGCTCTCATTCGGGAGCGTGATCCTGAGCTCCGACTCGTTGACTACCCGCCCCGGCACGACCGAGGTGTAAAACTTCAGGTAGTCCCACGCAACCGCTTTGGCCTGGCTAAAAGTTGGAGCGATGTAGCCAAATCTTGGACGGGGCTTATCGCAAGTAAGGGCCGCTTTAATCAGTTGGTTGATTGCTAAAACAGTCTTGCCAAAGCGCCGATGACAGACGACCGCCCCAAACCGCTTGCCTTCCAACTGCTCGTGAATCTGTAGCTGCAAGTCCCGAGGCGTGTACGGGATGGTGACGTGCCCGTCCTCTACTTCTGCCACCCAAACGTCCTTACTTCCACTTGCGCTTCCACGTCCTGAAGCTGCTTTTGCAAGCCCGCCACAATCCGAGCGTACTCGCCGGGGTTGTTAGCCCGAGCAGCGCGAATGGCCTCAATGCCATGCTGCTCAAAGTCGTCCGCGAGTGCCTTAAAAAAGGACTCCGCAAGCCTGTTTCGGGAGCCTTTGGGCCGTCCCGGTCCGCCAGGGTTGCCGGGAACAAAGCGCCCCGACTCATCCCTGATGTCGGATTTGTCTCCGTTAGCAATCGGTTCTTCCATCTCTGAATCCCCTACGGGGTTGTTCATGTTTGATTACTCCACGTCTATTGCTTTGGCGTCTAAGACAGACGCATCACTCTGCCCACCAAGTCGGCCATTGGCCTTAACTTGTTTGCTGGGATGTAGTGATTGATGACGCCGTACCCGAAGTCTTTTGACGGGGCGGCACGGACATTTGCATTTCGATGTGCCTCCTAGATGAAATGGGCACATCGAAGTCTCCGCACGGGTTTATGGCCCGTGTCTGGTTCGATTTATGGGCGGATTTATGGGTTGCACGGAGCCGAATTCCCAGCCAATCATTGACACTTCCCCGCTGTCGTCGTCGTACCCAGCCAGCACCAAGATGTCGGCGGTGGGCTTGCCGACTTCGCTGATAAGGTTGCCCGGCTTCCTTGCGGTTTTTACGTCCACCGTAAAGCGGAGCGGCACAACGAAATCAACGCCCTTATCGCCGCCTGGACGATCTTCTAAGTCGGGCATCATTCCGACCAGTTTCCCGAAAGCAAACTCACCCATCATTCCCACGCCCTCATATCCTTTTGAGAGAGGGCGGGAGGATGCGTGGTTATCGTGCAATTTCTCTCTGCGGGCGGCTTCCGCGTCAATAAGTGACTTCATTCCACCTCGGTGCCGCAGGCGTCGCGGTACTCGCTCCACCACGTCTCGGCGTTGGGCGCGTCCTTGTAAGCCTTCCAGCTAGGCGTGCCCTCGGTGAAGTGGATCAGCTTCGGTTCGCCCTTGCTGTGGCCGGGAATCCAGTTCCACTCTTCAGGAATGCTGGCAATGCGCCCTGGCGAAGTCCATTGGAACTGGTGAAGCTCCTGACCCGTGGCCTCGTTGATGTACTTTGGCGTCAACTGGCGGCATTTGAAGGTGTTGGGGTTAAACACCATCAGGCTGGACCAGAGCTTCATCGGGTAAGGACTTTGCGGCGCTCCCCCGAACTTTGTTGCGTTCGTCGGTCGGTAGTCGTGCTTGACCACGGCGATGTCGTGATCCAGCGGGCAGAAGTCCACAAGCTCTGCGATGTCGGTTCCGGGCATCAGAACCATGTCGCAGTCCATAAAAATGACTCGGCCTGCCTTGTAGTCGCACAAGTACGGGACTAGGAAACGGCTGTAGGTGAAATCGGTTGACTGCTTCGGGTCTTTGTCTCGCCACATCAAGCCCGCGCTCGTCAGGCTGGGAAGGTGCAGAAAGACGAAATTGATGGGAACCGAGGAGTTCTTGAGAATGCTGTTGGCGAGAGTCCAGACTGCTGCGCTCTCGCGCTTGTCGTAGCCGATGAAGACCTTCAGCACCAGTTCCACTTCTCCATGAGTTGTTGAGCCATAGCATGGTTTGGGGTGCAGTCCTCGCAGAACCCGAACCTGGCGTTGAGCCCCGTTTCCCACGCTGCCCTTTGCCACGCCCAAAACTGCCCATCGCCGTCAAAACACGGAGGGGTTTTGGGAAACATGGGCGTAAAAAAACCGCCTCGCGGGCGGTTGTGGCGATTTTAGGGCGAGCAATCCCCGCCCTTGTCGCGCTGGTCATCTGGTTAGATTTGTCGCCAGCGTCCTACCCTTATACCGAACGATTGTTCGGTCGTCAAGGGAGAAATGCAGATTTTTTTACCACTTTTCTAGGAGCCGTTTGGCGGTCTTGATCGCCTCCGCTTCTGCCATTGACAGGAACTTGAGCGCCTCCCCCAACTGCCTGTTGGCTCGGTCAAAGTCCTTCCCGTCCAGTTGCAGGGCTTCTTGGCGCTCGGAGTCGCTGTAGCGGCGTTTCCCCGAGCCCCGGCATTCCGGGCATTGCTTGACCACCCCTTCGGTGTTGAAGATTTCCCCCCGCCCCATGCATGTCGGGCAGCCGTCCACCACGGACTCCATGATCGCCTGGCGGGCGATGAGCGTTGCTGCCTGCTTGGAGGGTCGAGGCTTCAGCCAGAAAAGACAGTCAGCCAATTTGGACACGGCACGTGCGTACTCGTCCGGGCGGTTGGCAGCCTTCAGAGCGATCAGGGAGACGCCCAGCGAGGACAGCGCGCATTCCCGAGCCGTCCTGTTGACTCCCACCGCTTGAGCCGCTGCGAGGGCGTGTAGGCGGTCAATGGGCCTTTCCCAATCCTGCTCGTCCAGGTTGATCGGGCCTGTCAAAGCATGGGCTAGTGCTTCGCGCATTGATCCACCTCCCCCTGTGTGATTTCCTCAATGACGGTCGCAGCTTCTTGGATGGCAAGCCGCTGGCTGATGTTGTGCAGCGCGTCAGCCATGCGGTCGTGACGGGCTTGGAGGTCTTTGACCGCCAAGGCAAGTGCCCCGATGAGGTTGTCCCGGTCAGCGTCGGTCATGGACCCACGCATGGACTTGGGTAAGGCCGTAAATGGCCTCGTACAAATGATTGTTAATGGCTTCCCGCTGCTCTTGGGTGAAGGGAGCGGCTGCGGGATGGTCAATCAGGAGCTTGTTGGCTTCCCGTAGGTGCTTCTCGGTTTGGAGCATGAAGCCTGCCCAGTCATTCACTGACCACCTCCAGCATTTTGTCGATGTAGTGCCGGGCTTTCTCAAGCTCCGTCCTCATGTCGTCCTTGGTGCCCATCCGCATCAGGTACTTGAGCGCCCCGTGACGGTAGACGGCCATCCGAGCCTCAAAGGGCCAGGTGTCCACCACGTCCCACGGCTGGACGCCCATCGTTTTGTAATGGTCGCCCCCGAACTGGATGTCTGAAGCTGATTGCTTGTTTGTTTTCATGTGCCCTTTTTGACCTCGAAATAGCCACGTTCCCAGCACGTCAATTGCCACGCTTTCCATGCTCTGACAAACAAATCCTGCCGCTCCTGTTTGCTCAACTTCGCCCCGTGATCGTACTGTCGGTGACAGGGGTCGCAGGCAGGCGCTGTCATGTGATCGTGGGCCTTGAACGAGAATCCTCGGCCATCAGACAAGCTGCTTGAGTGCGCCGCTACCGTGTCCCTGTTAGTGCAGCCCGGAAGCTGGAAATAGCAGTCCTGATCGCGGCACAAAAGCAAGTGGGCTTTTGATCGAAAGTTAGCCATTTATTCCCCGCAAAAGCACGGAATGGCTTGTTCGGATGGGTCAAACAGCGTCCCTTGATCTTTTGCAAACTTGACCATCTGCGCGTAGCTAGGCCAATCGTTTCTAAAAGTGTCTCCAGACGGCTTTGATGCCAGCCTCAGGCTTTCCATCCGAACCCAGAACTCAGCGCGCTGCGGTCTTTCAGCAATCAGGCTTTGAATTTGCGAAGCTGGCTTGAGAAAGCACAGGTCGCAATTACCCGCCAAGGTTCTGCCGTTGACCGTTGGTAGCTCAAGGTCAAACTCCTGGCTTTCCCAAAACGCCGTGACTTCCCGAACCGTCACCCCCGCATCGGCCAGCGGCAGAAGCATGGTTTCTTTGACCGTCTCCGTGCTGTGGCCTCTAGCGCGAATCTTTGACACGCGACGATGTTCGTCGGCCCGAATGCCGATCATCTGATCCCATTCCATATTTGCCGCATCCCCGCCCAGCGCTTGCCAGTTAGCCCGAAGCCACTTGTGCATTGGCCGAATTTTTAGCTCTGACGTGCAGAACCGCGTAACGGGGTTCGGAAGGTAGTTACGTTTCCGAATGATTGC